GAGATATTTCATAAACTCCAGCTTTTTGAGGTTGCCGTAAACATCCGTATCCGAAACAAGCATCGTGTCATCAAGGGCCGGAATTGCTGTCAGCGCTGCCTGACCAGAAATTACATCGTCGTTTAAATGCTCTTCGTGAATGCTAGTGTCGGTGTAGTGCTCGGCGCTTAACGAGTTGTCTGCAATCTTTGGCCCTGAAACGCAATCTGCTCCTAGTTTGTTTGCCGTTACCGCGCCGTTAAGAATTTTTGCTTCCTCCACGGCGTTGCTTGCAAGTTGCGTTGCAGTAATGCCTCCGCTTTTGACGATGATTGCCTCGCTTGAAATGGCAGTAGTTGAATTGTCTACGGCGTTGCTGGTAAACTTCAGATTTGTCTGCGCTAGATTCAGTTTGCTTGCGGTAACCTGTTCATCTTCGGTAAAGGTTTCGCCGGCTGTAAATTGGTCTGCCATCGGTCTATGTCGTTGAGGTTGGTTTGTTAAAAGTAGATGTGGCGCGGACGCCTACAGCTCGGAGCTCTGGTCGTCCTGCGCTTGGAGTCCAATCAATCTGTGCAGCGTATCCACGAGGGTTTCCGGCCCTGGCGCGAATGGAGGCGCCTTCGCCAGCGTCTAAAAACGATCCCAACCTTTCGTCAATATCGCCCAAGGCTACAGTCTCGTCTGGGTCTTCGGTAATGATTTTTAGATCCCCGTTGCTGGCATGTTCAGCATCGCTGGCAATATGCGCTTCAACGTGGTTAAACCTTTTCCGCTCGATCGTGCCGTGCGTGTAGGCTCTTGTCCGTAGCTGCGAATCAATCTTGAAAACAGTCAGAGCACTGGTTCCCGAGCTTGTAGCCAGCGAATCTTCTGCTGCTCCTGTTTGCGTAATCTTGTGAACGCCGCCTTCACTTGTCACGGCGTAGAGCTCGTTAATTTTTCCAGACCGAGCAGGAATCAGGTCAATGATGCCCCAGGTATCTGATCCCGTGGTGTCAATGGACTCCCATCCGTTATTTAAATAAGAGTAGACAAAAAGCTCATTGTTTACCGTGCTGCTGCCGGTTGGCACCGCAAGCCAGTAGCGGTTGTCGTGATAGACTGCCACCGCCTTGTCTGCAAAAGCTGAATTGATGCGCCGGATGTCAGGGTCAATGGCTTCACTTAGCGGCTGCTCTGTGCCTCGCAAATTGAGCGCATCCACAAACGAGATAGCGTAGACGCCTGCATCGGAGAGAAACAAAACCTGATTTGCATAAGTCACTACGCTTTTTCTAGCAATGCACCCTATTTCAGAGGTAAGCATTTGCGTTGTCAGGTCTGACAAGCTGCCTGAGCATCCACGCACCTGGTGAATTGAGTTTCGGTTAAAAACAATCAAACGGTCGTCGTCAAACGGGTGCGCCTCTACAATAAAATCCGCAACGCCGGCTGTAATCTTGAGCTGGTTTTGGATTGGGTCAAAAGTGTCGTGGTCAAGGATGTCCGAGGCAATGAGCTCGTCATAGACCGCCGGAGATCGACGCGAAGGAGACGCCGCGCTGTCATGGGTAAATGGGCACCATACACGGCGCTGATGGTAGGTCCCCCAGGCAACAGCCGGGTGATGTATAAAGCCGCCTCCTACGCTGACCTTTTTCCGGACTACTACCGTGTCTCCTGACCCCGTGTTGTCCACTTCAGCAAAGAAGACAAACGTGTTGTTGTCCACTTTAGTGATGATGAACTCATCGCCTACGGTCAGGCCCGTGCCAGCTTTGTCGCGGATTGTAATCTTGTCGCTTGTTTCAAAGCCGTGTCCGGTAACAGCCATAGACACTTTCCCGTCAACTGTAATGGTAGCAGTGCCACTTTTTTCAGTCGGTTGAGTGTAGGCGCCAGAAGACACCTTGGTAAATGCTGGCGTGCCGCCGAAGCCAGTGCCTGCATCGTCCGGATCAAATTTTAACGGTGTTGAGCCGGCCTCTCGCAACATGACCACATCAAACTCTTGCTGCAACTGAGCATCACTGCTCACGCTCACTCCTGCAGGGTAAGCGATTGTGGTAGTAGCCAAGGTGTCCAGCTTTACTGCCGTAGCGCCCTGGTTGTTGGCGATAACAATGTAGTCTTCGTTGTCGCTGGCTGGATTGCTAAACCTGCAAGATCCAAAAATAGCATTTATTCCTCCAGAGAGCTTAAACGAACCTACAACTTCGTCAGCGGTGACGTTGTAAGTTTCGTCACCTCCGGTAAGCGGGAATTGAAACTTGGTAGCGTTAACGTAAGTAGCAATCCGGTTGCCGGTCGGGTCGGTTGTGGCTCCAGAAAACGTGCCAGAAATATTGACCAGCACTTTCATGCCAGGGTTGGCCCCAATCCAGTCAGAGGCTGTAGTTACGGTCACCACGTTGCTGGCAAGAACCATTCCCGTGATGTCTACAGACCCAATAAGAAACAACGCGCCCTGGCTGGCGTCACCAGTTTCTTTTAAGGTCGGCAATACCACACTCGTCGTAAGAGTGCCGGAGACATTTTTGTAACCTTCTCTGACTTTAGCCGCGCCAGCTTCGTCAAAGCGCATATTCCGGCTTATCGCTACATCGCCTTCTTTTAGTTGAGAAGGTCGCAAGCGAGAAACCAGAGCGCGAAAGCCCGAATCCCCGTCACCAAGAATGGGGCTGTCGAGAGGCATTTACCGAAAATAGGCAATAACGGATCCTGACGCTAAAGTGATCTGCTCAAAGCTTCCCTCAATCGAGTGACCTGCTCCGATGGTAAGATCCACATCAAAATCCGCTATATTGGAAATTGTTCCGGAGCTGCTAATTACTGCAGCCGCATCATTGACGGCCTTAATACTCATAAACGTGCCCTCTGAGTGAGCCGCCGTGTCGTTAATCAAAACGCCACCTTGACCTCCGGTAAGGCTGTAAGCTGTATGTCCTTGAGCCATGTCGCTATATTAGTTGAAGCAGTCCAAACTAGTAGGTCATGCGCTTAGGCGCCCTTTTGCGTTTGGCTACTTTCTTTTTCTTTCCGGCTTTTGCTTTTGGCCCGAACAAGCCCGCCAAGGCGGATCCTTTTGCTTTTGAATAATTTGGCATTTTTACATGTGTGTTGTTTGCCGTGCCTGGTCGCTTCCATGCGTCCGGACTCGGTGGTTAACGAATTGGTGCGCCCTATTCCGATCTATTCTCTCAAGCTCAATCTGCAGCGCTTTGGCTGCTCTGGCTTCCATTGCCAGGGATTTTTCTACAAACCCGTCACTCGCTAGCATGTCGGCAAATACGCCCAGGGCGATGTAGTCTTTCCACTCAAGTGGGATGGTAGTGGTATCACCTACCTGGTCGCCATAAACTTCCGTCAGTTGGCGTTTGTAAGTAAGAAAAACAACCGGAAAGGAAACCTTAGCATTTGCTAGCGATGAAGCATTGGCGGTAACTGAAAAAGCGTGCCCAATAACAGCTAGGTGGGCTTCTGGGCTAGTGTCTGCCTGAGTTACATTGGTAAGTGTAAATGTGTCATTACACGATTCGTTTGCCGTGGCAGAATTTGTGACAACCCCTTCCACCTTTACGGTTCCACCAACGATTGCGTCAGTCTTGTTGGTTAAGGTCAAAAGAGCGGATCCAAAGCCGGACGACCAAGTCAAAGGCACTTGGCTAGCTCCATACGTAACCTTGTATCCTGGGAGCTCAACTCCGTCCTTACCCATAAACACCTCAAACTCTCGGGCGCTGTTAATCGCAAACGGGTTTTGGTCATGCGCTCGGAGCACGGTGTCAATATCGCCGGCCTGTATGTTTGTAACGTCCGTTGTGGCAGAGGTAGTGCCAGCAAATGGCACAAACAAGCGCGTGGGGTCTGAGTCGTTTACAACTCGCTCCTCCCCGGCAACAAGGAACTGGTCCCAAAGATCTGATTCTCGGTATGCAGACCGAGCTCGGGCGTTGACCAAGTGCCTGACGCGAGTCTTCTCAATGTCGATAAGATTGGCGCCGTGATAGCTTTCTATCAGCGATAGCAGGTTAGCGTATGTCTCTGTCTGAGCCATTAGGAGTTGGATTTGAGATGCGGATTTCTTTTTAAGTAGTCTCTTTTGAATTCTTCGTCTTGCCAGCAGCCAGGCCGTGATGTGGCAAAGGCGAAATATTCGTCAGCGGGGATCTCCGCTTTGTGCTGCAGCCATTTCTGTTTTTTAAAACGCACATCTTCCTTCATGGCTCGCGCTTCCGCTGCTGCAGCTTGGTTGGACTTGCGCTCATTAGCGGCTAACTGCTGCGCTCCCTGGCTAACTGCCTGGTGCATGTTGCGGTAAAGCCCTTCCATATTAAGGTCTTCGTCTCGCGTATTTTTTAAAGCCTCTTGCTGCCGGATGTAAGCGTCTCTGCGCTCCAGCAATTGCCCTCCTCTGCGAAGCTCACCTTCTTGAGCTCGCGTCAAATGTTCTACTACCTCAATCATTGTTAAGAAGACGCCCCAGCCAGGAAAAATGAATTAAACCTGACTGGGGCGCTTGGTTTGGACGAACCAAACTGTTATGCGACCTCTGGGTTCAGGCGCTTCATATCAACGTAAATTCGGACTTTGCCGGCATCGAGCTCTGACAAGTTTGCTCCAGTTGCCGTAAACAATACATCAATTGTATCGGCTGAAGTGTAGAGCTTGCCTTGCTGCTCAGTTCCGGTGCCACCGTCCAAGTAAGCTCCCACGCCATTGTGGTAGATTACCTCAGTTGCATCTACGTGGATTTCTTGATCATCGACGAATCCGTCAGCATCGCTGCCGTCACCAACGTCAATTTTAAGACTGCTTGTTGAGCCGCCATCAAATGCTTCTTCCAAGTAGAACCCAACAGCCCGAACAATGCCACCAGCAGGTATTGCCAGCGTCACAGTTTGAGTTGTTGAGCTTGCGGTCAGGTCGCCGTGCTTGACGACGAGCACATCGGAATATCCGTTGCTAATTTCGTTATTTGCTACTCTAGCCATAATTTTTTTCTCTCTATCAACTAAGGTTAGCTGCGAGCTTCGTCGATTGATGCGTGAGCACGCGGATCGTGACAGGCAAGCGTGCCCCACATTTCGCAGTATCCTCTAGCACCACCGCCCTGGTCTTCCAGAGCTACTTGCTTGGCTGGGATCAAGGTCGCAAAGCTTGCGTGATCCAAATTAACGGCAAGAGCACGGTCGTGGAAGGTTGTGTCTGGGCTGCAATCAGGGTTGCTGTTTACAATCGAGATAGAACCAAAGTCCGACTCGTAGAGACTGACAGACAGAGTCACAGTCTTCCCGGTTCCAGAAACACTGTATCGGGTAGATGTAGAGCTGGAAGCAGTCCGCATGAAGTTGGAAATGCTGTCCCGCACCTGAGTATCTGCAATCAAAGTCACGTTGCTGAGATTGCCGCTTACGTTAAACATGCTAGCCAAAGCAGCCGAAAGCTTTGCTTCGGTCACTGCAGCGTTGGACATGGTAATAACTTGATCGGCTGGAGTCCGGTATGTGGTCGGCACATCGGAAGGGCCAGAAGCGTCGAGCCAGTCGTTAAATCCGCGCATAAGAGCAGCAGACGATCCGGAGCCTACGGTCTTATCATTAGCCGAAAAGACTGCAGCTTCTCCGTCACGCTTGAGCTCGCGCAGACACTTTACCTTGGCAGCAGCAGCTCCGGCGGGACCTACTCCGTCAACAGCCTCTTGAACCTGGCTGACCTGGTAATCGCGCCGGAAACCCTGCACAACATTGGACAGTCTTGCCCGATTCTCAAACTTATCGCTGAAGCTTGTAGTGTCAGCGCCTTCAACAAGGCCGCTAGAACCGTCAGCAGCGGCAAGGCCGTCTACGGTCCACTCGTGACTCGTCGCACGAGCCTTTGTCTTCTGCAGAAGCGAGATCAAGGGAGTTGATACAGGGTCGAGCTGAGTGAGGATGTTTGTAAGATCCTCTCTGTTGCTGACCGCTGCTCCCGTCCCAGGCGCTGCAGGATTGTCATATGATGCACTAAATGCCATCTGTCTAATTCCTTTCTTTCTGGTTGTTATTAAGATTGAAGAGCGAGGATTTCTTCCAAAACATGGTAGTCGCCACTCTCTTCGTATTGGGCCTCAAGGGCCTGCAATCCGGGAGGCGTAGCAGTTGCCTGTTTTGCCGGAGCGGCAGCGGTTGCGCTGGGGTTGGCTGGGGGCCGCATCCTGTTCTGCTTGGCAGTTGGGGGCGCTGCTTTCCCAGCTTTCTTCAGCTCTGACCGGTGGATTGAGTCTGCCGCGTGCGCGAGCACTAACGGAATCTCAGGAAAACTATCCTTCAACGCAGCCAGTCCAGGGTGGTTCATCACTCCTTCGTAGCGTTGTCTGACGGGACTGCTTTCATCCTTCATCCACGCAAACTCTTCCTCGGCAAGCTGTCGCGCTTGCTGACGTTGCATCGATACTACTTGCTTCCCTTGAAGCTCGTTGAATCGATTAACGAGGTGTGTCTTACGTGCTTTCCTGGCATTGCGGAGCAGTGAGCGAATTTCCGTCTTGGTGTATTCCTTCTCTCCTTCCTGATGGATGATCGAGTCGCCTGTTTCATCCTCATTGTCGTCTAAAAGGTCCTCAGCCCACTCAATCATGTCGTCAACGTCAGCAGCTTTTTGCTGCAATTCCTCAACGGTATCGACTGAGCTATATGGATTCTTCGCAGGGTCAGAAGGCCGTTCAAACGGGTCTTCTTTCTGCTCTGGCTCTTGATCCAACTGGGCTCGCAGCTCGCTTCTTTCCTTAATCAGCCCAGCGATGCGGTCTGCACCACGGGAGTTAAGATGTTCAGCTATTTGCTGCCAGCCGTCTTCATCAAGATCGTCCAGAAAACGTCCGGCTAACTCCGAGTCGTCTGCATAGTCGGGGTCGGTATCCTCAAATTCTTCCTCGATTTCTGCTTCTTCCTCTGGAGCCTGGGCCAGAAGTTGAGCAACTTCCTCTGGGGAGAGGTTGTCGTCCTCTTCTGTATGTAGCGTGTCATTTTCTGCGGCAGACACGGTCTCCGCGTTGTCTTGGTCTGTCATGTTGCGTTCTCTCTGCGCCTGAACGGTTGCGAGTCTTTAAAATACTTTGTGCTGTCCAAACCTAGTCGGCAAAAAAATGAGTAAGGGTATCGAGCACCTCAATTTTGCCCACTGCCTTCCACACTTCTCGCTCTTCAGAGGCTTCGGCGAGGAATTGTAAATAGATCTCTCGCCGCTCTATAAGCTCACGCTCGATGACTTTTGCCATGTGCGTGGCTCTTAGGTATGTAGCGACCTCTTCAAAGGTCTGTTCGTTGTCCATAATTATCCTTCAGCCATGCCCTGCGCGTACGCAGGTGCGGTTCCGATTCGTCCTATTTGAGCGTTTTCCTGTTGCTGCATGGCAAACTGATACTGCTCCATGTATTTCTGGAGCCGGGCGGCAAAGGCCTCGTCAGTCTGCAAGCGCTCGGCGACATCCGGCTGCTGCACGTATTGCTGAGAAAGCTGCATCGCCACCTGAGCCCCCTGGGGCCTAGCGGGAACCTCAATGCCGGAATAGATCATAGAGAGGTCTGTGGCGACATCCCGCATGGTTTTTGCAGTCCCTTGCTCTTGCGGCTGCAGAATTGCGTCAGCCAGGGCTGGGTCTATGGATGCTGCTATGACCTCCAGAAGCGCCTCGACGTTTAGTTTTCCAGAGCGGTCTAGAGACAGCAGTTGGACAAATTGCCCAATTTTTTTCTCCACGGTTTCCGGGTCATGCATTTGAGCGTCAAAGTTGACGCATATATCCATCTCCTTATACTCGCCTTCCTTGTTAAACTGTTGCGGCTCAGGGACGCCTGATACGCGGAACAGAAGGCTGTCAGGCCCGTAACGGAGAAAGCATTTGTATGCTTCGCTCAAAACGTCCCGAACGTGACTCAAAAACTTGTCGATGTAGAAAGCTCGCTTTATCTGAGCCTCTGGATCCTCCGCTGGGTTGCTTAGGCCGACCATCCTGTCCGCCTGGCGCAGCATCGTCATCTCTACCTCCATGCTCCCAGAATCCGCTGGCGGCGGGTCTACCCACCCGTATTCGCCAGGACGGCGCTCTGTTACGTGACCGCCTGGGCGATATTCAGGCTTTGGCCTGCCTACTGGGCCTTTAGACGCCGGCAAGGTTGCTAGGGAAGCACGGTCGATCCGAGCGTCTCGCTCTGCTTTTACCTGCCACTGGGTGCAGCGTAGCAGGTCCACCATCGACCGAGTCTCATAAAGCCGCTTGCTGTCATTGTGGAGTTTGGTGACGATAAACGGGTAGTCCTCTAGGCCGTTAAGCAGCTCAAACTTGGCATAGTTGTCGGTCATCTTCTTGTGCCAGACGCAACAATAGATTCCCTCGGCGCCGTCTTTCATCAAGCGTTGGTAGGTGTAGATGACCTCTACAAAGTCCGATTCCTTGTCAGAAAACTGTGCTTGCTCAGAATAACGGTCTGAGCCGTCAAGCGTGTTGGAATGTTCCATGCCGCGCATGCGCTCAATAACATCGTTCGCCCACTTCTCATCCCAGCCTTCTGTATTTACCCGGGACAAGATTTCTTGTGGGGTCATCAATACGCGGCGGTGAATAAACGGCGCCTTTTGAGGGTCGGTGCAGTAGTGGGGAAAAAGAATGTCGGTGTCAGTAGCCAGTGCTTGGACCAGGGGCCGGTCAATGCTTCTGACCTGAATTGGCAAGTCGGCTACTCCTTCCTTTCTCAAAGTGCGTAGAGCCTTTTTGGCTTCGCGTTTCTGCAGCTTTGGGTATTGCTGCTGCAGCATAAGAATTAAGTCGTCGTCGTACTCTTCGGTCACTATGAGCTCTGCCAGCTCAGGCACCACCGCCGCTATTTCCTGCAGATCCAAGCGCTGCATTCTTGTAATGTCCTTTTGCTCCCAACCCACGTAACAGATTGCGTGGCCGGTTTCGTACAAGTAAGAGCTTGCCAGCTCCATTTGGGCCGCAAAGTCTGGAATATAGTAGTCCCGCATCCACTTGAGGAACGAGCTGACCACTCGGGCATGCGCGACATCGCTCACCTCTATCGGATAGGCTCGGATATTAGCGCGACTTAGCGCGAAGGAGCACATCGACACGTATGCTTGAATGCGTTCCGCTACTACTAGGGCCTCAGAATCGCTAGCGCCTTCCCAGGGTAATGCATTAGGGCCGGACTTTCTCAGATCATTGGTTTTTCCAGGCCAATAGTTTCGTCGATCGTCGTAGCTGACCTGGCATTGATCACGCCAATGGCCTAACTCTGACTGCGTCAGATCATAGCTCCGGAGGAGTTCTTTAATGTCCGGCTCGTCGGTAGCGGTTACTTGCGCTTCGCTCACATCGGTAACAATACGGCAGGCTGTCTCTACTTTGCCCGAAATGCGTTAATATTAACTTTGAACAGAGGAAGTTGTCGTTTGCCGCTTTCAGGGCGCAAAATGCCGTCAGTTTCTCTTACAACGGTCATTTCTAGCCAAGTTCCGCCAATTGGTTTCGGTGGGCGACCCATCTGACTGTGCCACGACGAGTTTGCTGGATCGTATTCTTGTTTGTAGGTGGCACTACATAAATGCACCTGTTCGTCCAAATACACTCTGCCTCTACTGGTAAGACGTTCTCTTGCCAGAGTTACAATCCACTCCTCGTGGATGTGCCCTGAGATAATAACCTGAGCGTCTGGCAGGTACACGGAACGCCTGTTGGTCTGTATAACGCCTTTTGTTACTGGTCCCCCGCCCCCAGTCCCGTGGGTGTAATAAACGGGAACTGTCACAAATTGGGTTTTGGTTACGTGGATTTTTACCACAATCCAGCCTCCGATTCCGCCGGTTACCACGGATGATCCGGCTGCGCGAAGTCGCTCACCTACTCGCTCAATTGTATCCGTTTCAAGGTGTCGTAAAATTGACAGCTCGTGGTTACCACGGCCCATAAATGCAATGTTTGGGGCAGCAAACTCGCAAAAGTCTGCATACCCTTCAACAATCTTATCAATGTAGTTTGGCGCATCATGTTCCGGGCGAATGTCGTTTCTTGCGCGGCGCGGGTCGTAGCGTCCTTGCATCAAGCAAAGCTGATCGCCTCCCTTGATAATTGGAGCACCTTCGTCAACAGCCTGTTGCATATGCTTTTTGATAAGGTCTTGATTGCTATGTGGGTTGTCCCAGTGCTCATCAAACTGCAGGAGCATTCTCACGCTTTTCCCGACTCCTACGGGCTCAGTAAAAGTTAAAACGGGAACTTTGTTGCGGCGTGCTATTGTGAATTTGGGTTTTTTAGGCATGACGAGGCGTCAGTTGACTTTTCAAGCCGCGCCTTCATTCGCTCCCAGGATGGAAGGAAAAGGGTTTCTACGGCTCTTACGACTGGCTCGTCCGGAAAATCTTTTGCGAAACTAATCCCTGAGAGATCCAGGGCAGCGTGTATCATCTCATGGCAGAGTGTTTGCTTTGCCACTTTGGGTTTTAGTCCCTTCCCAATAAAAATCGTTAGTTTGTCGTGGTTCCAATAGCCAAAGCACTCGTCGTCTGACAGATCCCGCTCGACTATCTTTATTTTTACCCCTGCGACCGTTGTCGTTTTTGGCAACGTCACGGCTCCTGCTCCTCATCGTAGAGAGAAAGCGATATTAGGTCGCTGACCTCCTCTGTTTTGCTTATTGTGCCGTCTGTCTTGTAGTGCGTCAGGTTGTAATCAACCGACCACTCTCCTTCTTGCCCGGCTCGCATGGCAAACACAAATGGAACCTTCTCCTGGTTACACGCCTGAATCGCGTCCTCTACAAAATCTCTTGTCATACCTCTTTGTTTCTCAATCTGCGCTGCAGGTTGTTCACCACCTTGTAGGCCCAGCGCTGATCGTGCCCGGTCCTTTCACTAATCGCCTCCAGCGACGACTCTTCAACAGAGCCAAAAATTGCGCCCCTTAGCTTCAAATAACAGTAGTCCCAGGCTAAAAACCTGTCGCCTTGCTCAAGGGCAAAGGCTTTCGTGCCTATAGCTTTTTTCCCCGTCCTCCGTCTCGACGATTTGGACCTTAAAGGGTTTTCCGGGGAATAAGTGGGCACGAATTCTAGGGGTAACAAGTACTGGATGGCGTTCCCATTCTCCACTAGTCTGTCTGACCCTGGCCCAGATGTGTTTTGACCTTTCATTTATTGGCATCGGCAAGCAAACCGCCTCTTGAAAGCGCGGAACTGCAAGCGGAAGAATTTCTGCGGCTGCCAAGTGTATTTGCAGCTTCGCTACCCCACTCGGGCGATACATGACTCGTGGGCGCCCTCTACTCGCCACCTGATACCAATCGGCGGTGGTCATGTGATTATCTCGCAGCGTTTTAATTTTGGCGCCGGATATCTTGAGCAACTTGACCACCTCCGTCTGCGGGAAGTCGTCTTCGCTTTCAACTTCTTTTAGAATCTCCATTACCAATCAATGTTGCGCGTTCTGGTGGGCGCCCCGTAGCTCGGCATCTGGCGCGTTGAGGTTTCTGGCTCGATGAAGTTTTCGCCAGGGTAAATGCCAGTAATCGCCCCATACCGGGCGCAATCAATAAAGTCTTTCCACGGCATTTTAAGTCCCCCTTCTAGGCTGTATTCTGCCATAGCAGTAATAAAGTTAGCACATTTTTCTGACACAAAAAGTCGAGGTCTATTCACACTGTCGATAGGCTTTGCGCGGTCGTAGGCCAGCAGGTTGTTCATCGCCTGCAGTCCCTGCTCAATCTCGTGGCCTCGGTCGCCCCCAGGGATCAATGCCGGCTGACAAATAAAGTCATATTCGTCCAAGTTGCTCAGGATGCTTTCGCTGCCTCCATTCTTGCTAGGCGTCTGGATCTTGCACATGCGCGGGTCAATAATGCGCTCGTGGATTTTTTCACCGTGCATGCTCGTGTCCGTAGTAATTCTGCCATCGTCGTGCTCAGTCACAGTCCCGCCCTCCAACTCGTAAAACAGCTTCACGTAGTCCCGGATGCCTAGCCCCCTGCCTCGGGCGCCAGGGCCTGGTGCCCAAGAGCCTTCTTTCCAAACCGCCCAGTCCATGTCGTCCGGATACTCTCTGTAAATCCACCAAGTTCCCGAGGCGTCTACTGCCACCCATAAACAAGCCCAGTTCTTGCTTCCGCCAGGGTCAATTAACTGAAATCTTGTTACCTCCCTAGTCGGAATCTGGTCGTGAGGCACCACATTGCTTTCTCGGCTAAACATCGGAAAGACGGTGGTCGATGACCTGACCGGCACGCCGTAGGCACGGGTCAGGATCTCTTCTCTCGACCGTCCTTCTAAGTCGCTCTTAATTCGCTCGTAACCGCCAAACGGATTATTCTGCGAGTGAAAGTATATGACCGAGGCGTCGCGCAACTTGCTCCGCTGGGTAACCGGCACCCGCTCGTTGTCTAGTAACTCAGCAGGAACCTGCTCGATTGTATCAGCCTGGTGCAAAAACTCGCGCACTGTGGCCGTGTAGCCATAGATCGGAGTGAACGTCAGAAGCATCTTTGCGTTCCTAGTCGCCAGTCGGAAACGCAACGTGTTTACGAGCTCAGGACCGAGTAGATACTCATCAAGCCATACGCCCCAATTTGGAACACCATTCTCCTCAAAGCTTCCGAGCTCGGCCCCTTCTAATATGCTCTGGTCCTGCGACCAAGCCGCATACGTCCGAAAAACAATTTGGCTGTCATTAGGAAAAATTAGCGAGTTTCCAGAAAACCCGGTCTGCCGCTTGTATGAAACGTAATGCCCTTTTGACCGGCTGGTTTTACGCAAGTCCGGAGGGAGCCAGTCGTAGACAGCCGCTTGGACCTGGCGAACCGACACTTCGGCATTCTGAGCAAAGACAAAGATGGTCGAGCCAGGGTTTGAGATTGCTGCGCGTATAACGCTTTGCGCTCCGTAGATTGTCTTCCCGCTCCGGTTACCACCTAAAACTATGAGCTCGTTAGTAGCGTCTTCCCCGGTAACTAACGCATCAGCCTGTTCCCAGTGCGGCATCTTGAATCCACAGTTTAGCGGATCCTCTGCGGCGTTCCGTATAGCAGCGTGAAAACTGGTGTGCAGCTCTAGCACCTGCTCCGGCGCCATCATTGCCAACTCGTCAGGAGTCGGCGGCTTTAGGACGGGATGTTCCTGCCAGGTCAGCATCTCGGCCCGTAAAGCATGACAAACCCGTCCCCAGTGGCCTGCAGCCCCATAATGTTAAAAGCCACCCACTCGCTCGCCTCTTCAAAATCCATTCCCTGCTTTGCAAAGTGATCCACCACTTGGTTGTAGCTGTAGACCAAGATGCCAGGGTCAGTATAACCCATCACAGCCTCGTCTAAACCGGTTAAAACTACCGCCCACTCTGACAGCAAGTCGGTAGGAATGCCGCCTATGACATCCTGGTGCTCTTTGTCTATGACTTGCCAGGTTTCTTTATTCAAAATCAGAATCTTTTAAGAGTTCTTCTGCAATGCGGTCTTCCTTGGATCTTTGTTGGCGCTGCTTCTTTCCTTTTTTCGCGTTAATCTCCATCTGATCGCGATAACTCAGCTTTTTTTCGCCGCGACTTTCAAAGAATTTGTCGCACGCCCTTTTTATCTGGTCCGTGTTCAACCGGTTGTATGTGTTCATCGCGCTCCTTGTGGCATTTTAAAAAACTGCACCTTCTCCATCGGGCAAAAATAAAACCGCTGCCGCACTCCTTCCCTCCGACCGTCAGACCTCATCTCCGTATACCAATCGTTGCGCGTGCTGCAAAAAACAGCCGCCGCATAACCTCCGCATCCTGACAAAATTACGTACGCAAATGGCTTCGGAGTTGCTCTGTCAAAGCTATTGCTGGAGCAAACAATAAACTTATCTCCAAACGGCCAGTCTGAATGGTTTTTAAAGTCCCTGGACAACTGCTTTACCTCAATGCGCTGCTCAATAAACAAGTCGCCGTCGTCAACGTGCGTCTTCCAATCATCCAGCGAGGTAGCCTTGGTCGTTACCGGCAGTTTTACCGCGTAGCCTCGATCATTCAACAACTTAGCTACCTTCCAGACAGCATCGTGGCTCTTGTCCAGGCTGTCTAAGATGCCCTCAAAGTCTCTTTCTTTTACTCCGTATTCCATAATCGGATTGGCGCCCCGGAAGGCAAACCCGTAGCCCTCCGAGACGCCTGCACCATGCACTCACTCACACATCAATAACCTTATCCTCTGCTGCTTTCGCAACGCTCTCCTTCGCATCATTGATGGCTTTTCTCGCGTCCTCCAGTGTGACCTTGACCTCGTGATTAACTACAGTCCCTTCTCCATGAATGGAGCGCTGCTTGTCCGTAGTAATCCCATATCCCAGGGCAAGGTCTTTCACCGAAACTTTATCCAAACTCTCTTCGTCTTCTAAAACTCGATCCAACTTCTTCTCTAAGGCATCCGCTGCTTTTAACTGCAACTTTGTAGCCTTTAAACTCCGGTGCGTCCTAGTCGCCTCCACCAAATCCCGGTGGCGCTCCTTCAGGCCTCTAATCACCACAAAGCTCGTCCCCATCTCCTTACATATCGTCCGCTCCGGAACCGCCCGGCATATCATCGCCAGTATCTGACACGCCTTCTCGCAGTCCGTTACCTCCATGCTCGTCGTCTTGCGCTTCTTCTGCGCCGCACGAACGAAATCGACCGAGTCATTGATGGCTTTAGCCAACTTGTCATCGTCATCCGGATTACCGGGGGCCAACAACTCAGTGCTCATCACCAATCAATTCTTTGGCGACTTCTGTCGCATGGGAAACTTTTTCTGACAGAATATTTACGTTCTGTATTTGCGCGTCTTTTCTGCAATGCGCTTCGGCTGTTTTACAAACTGCTTCCCCTTTTTCATGCCAGCACGCTTTGCCCGAGATGTCGCCGCATACTCCTGTGGAGACAGAGCCTTGATAGCCGCCTCAGGCAGAAACCTCTCGCCAGTGTCTTGTGACCGCTTACCACTCTTAGTCCGCCACTTCTGCTTCTGCCAGGACCGCAAACTTTGCTGTGATTTCTTAATAGCCATCAGTCTCTGTAGCCGCCACCAGCCGCTTTGTATTGTTTCGCCAACATCATCGCCTTCACACCGCTCCATTGCCCTGGGTTTCCACCCTTTCCGCCCGCTTTTATCCTATTAAATAGGCGTTTTC